TACCGTCACGGCCGCCACGCTGTGGTCGGACCCGGTCAACGCCGACCCCATCAACGACCTGATCGGATGGCAGCTCGCCTACGTGTCCGAGATGGGCGAGAACCCGGGCTCGATCCTGCTGAACACGATCACCCTCAACTACCTGCTGCGGGCCCAGAAGCTGCGTCCGTTCGTGGCCAACCTGATCGGTGCGCCGACGATCATGTCCCGGGCGTCCCTCTCGAACGTGCTGGCAACCTTCGGGCTGCCCCCGGTCGACGTGTACGACGCCCAGGTGCGGGTCAATGGGACCGCCCAGCGGGTGCTGCCCACCGGCAAGGTGGTCCTGTTGCCGGCACCGGTCGACGACCCGAACGACTTCGAGGGCACCCAGCTCGGCGCCACCATGTGGGGGACCACAGCCGAGGCGCTCGAGCCGGAGTTCCAGATCGCCGAGGACGACCTTCCCGGCGTCACCGCCGGGGTGTACTCCACCGACGACCCGGTGGCCCTGTGGACGAAGGCCGCCGGGATCGGGCTGCCCGTGCTCGCCAACCCCAACCTGAGCTTCGTAGCGACGGTCGCCTGATGGGTCTCCGTCTGGCCACTGACGTCTACGTCGACGGTGAGCGGTACCCGGCTGGGGCCGCTCAGGCTGACCTGGCCAAGGTCTCGACAGACGTCGACGGCGGTGAGGGCAAGAAGCCGGTGCAAGTATCGGTCGCCGACCGGATCACCAACCCGCTGGCATGGGTCGACGACGACGAGCACGGCGTGTCGACGTCGGAGTTCGACCCGAAGGTCTGATGAGCCCTGACCGCCGTCTCGAGGAGGTCCTGGACGAAGTCGTGTTCAGGCTCGCTCTCCTCGAGGCGGCGGTTACCACCAACACAGAAAGGCTGGAACTACTAGTGACAGATCAGTCCAATCTCGACTCGGATCTGCAGAACCTCGGCACCCTCGTCGGGCAGCTCGTCGGCGCCTACCAGACCGCCTCGGCCAAGGCGACCGCGGGCGGGGTGGACCTTTCGGCCGAGGACGCCCAGGTGCGTCAGCTTGCCGCCCAGATCACCGGAGCACTCCCGGCGCCGGCGGGTCCCGGTCCGGGTGCCCCGGCTGGTGCACCGGCTTCCGCAGCATCGAGCCCTGCTGCCCCGACGGCAGCGGCGCCCGACACCGCTCCAACGGGCCTCACCGGGACGACAGCGACGAAGCCGCTCTACACCTATGTCGGGGCCGCTGCGGCCGCGATCGACAACACCGTCTGGATCCCGGCGCCTGTCCAAACCCAGGAGGCCACGCCCCGGGCGCTCTACACCTTCTCCGGGGACACTGCAGGCGGAGCGCCGACCGGCCAGTCCGCCGACTGGAGCCCGTACACCGGGCCCACGCAGCCCACCGCTGCTTGATAGCCGGGAGTCGGTCTGAACATGTCGACCCCATTCGCACAGGCCGCCGACGTCGAGGTCCTGTTCAGGACCCTGTCGGCCACCGAGATCGCGTTGGCCGACAGGTTGCTGCGAATGGCGTCGAACATGATCCGCCAGAAAGTCCCCGGCATTGACGCCCGCCTCGCCGCCTTCGCCGCGCCGAATACCGGCATCTCTCAGCCGCTGGACCCTGACATCGCCACGGATGTGACCGCCACGGTCGTCGCCCGGGCGATGCGCAACCCGGCCGGAGTGAAGACCCAGGCGGTCGGCCCGGCGTCCGTCGCCTACGACCCGCTGGTCTCGGCCGGCTACCTGTACCTCACTCCGGACGAGCTGGCGATGCTTCGTCCGCTTCCCCGCCCGTCGATCGGGACTGTGCGAACCCGTCAGGGGCTCGCTCACGGCCTCGAGCGGCGTGCCGACCCGGAGCTCCGTTTCGGCGACTTCGGCGCCGTCGACGAGCTCGAGGGGATGGGCGTGGACATGGAGGGCTTTGGGCCGTCCGGCTTCCAGGACCCGGCGGCTGACCAGTGACCATGGTGATCCCGTATCCGGAGACCGTCACGGTAGTCCGGGTCACGACGGACAACTTCGGTGACACAACTACGGGGACAACGTTCGATGTGCCGGGGTGCATCATCTATCCGCGGGTGGCGAAAGCAGCCACCAATGTCAATAGGGGCGGCAACGAGACGACTGTGGCAGAGGACATCGTGACCTTCGGTCTTTCAGTTCTAATGCCGCCAGGAACAGACGTGCTCGCTACCGACAGGGTGGTGGCCCGGGGCACAACTTACGAAGTCGACGGAAACCCCACTAACTGGTCGTCGCCGCTATCCAACTTCCAGCCCGGCTGCGAGGTGCTGCTGAAGCGGGTGACCGGGTGACCTCCCAGTTCCAGGCCGACTATCAGGGCATCGGCGAGATGCTGTGCTCGGAGGAGATGCAGGCCGAGATGCACCGCCGGGCCGCCAAGATCGCCGTAGCAGCCGAGGCTGACGCCCCGATCGGCCCGGCCAGTGACCCGCACGCCGGCCGCTACAAGGCAGCGTTCAAGGTGGAGTCCGGCGTTCGAGAAGGCAAGACCCGCCGGGCATACGGCCAGGTCACCAACGACTCGCCCGAGGCTGTCTATGTCGAGTACGGCAACAAGAACATCCACGCCCATCACACACTCGGCCGCGCGTTGGACTCGGCGAAGGACTGACATCTAATGCCGATAGCTGACGTCGAGGCGTTCCTGGTCCCTTGGCTCGCAGCAACGCTCAATGTCCAGGCCGTGACTTGGCTGCCCGCCGACCTGGTGGGTTCAGTGCCCGTCGTGCAAGTGGCGAGGATCGGCGGTGGCTCCGACGACGATCTGCACGTATTCGACTTCCCCACCGTGAGCATCAACTCGTTCGCTGTCGGACGGGTCCCAGCGTTCAGCCTGGCCGCATCCGTCGATGAGGTGATCCGCACCACGCTGCCAAACACCGTCCACACGGTCACCGCCGGCACAGCGGTGGTCACCAAGACGCAGACAGTCACAGGGCCGTCGTGGCGTCCCTACGACGACATCACCGTCCGGCGTTTCGGCGCCACCTATCAGTTGCACATCCGAACCCGATGAAAGGACCCTTCCATGGCTGTTGACACCAACTATGCGCTGGCGATGAGCAACGGCATCGCCTCCGTCGCCCCCGCAGGCACTGCCGCACCCACCGACCTGTCGGCACTGAGCGCCCCATGGGTGGATCTCGGCGCTCTCTCGACCGCCGGCCTCGTCGAGACCGCAGGAGAGACCCGCACCCAGTTCAAGCGGTGGGGCAGCATCGTCCCGTTCAAGTCCGTCATCACGGACCAGTCCAAGACGTTCGACATCAACTGCCTCGAGCGGAATCCGAACGTGCTCAGCCTGTTCTACAAGGTGGCCACACCGAGCCCGAGCGGCGCCGGGACCAGCGAGGTGCAGTCCGTCACCATCACCGGCGTACCGACCGGCGGCACCTTCGTGCTGACCTTCGGTGACGTGGCCACGACGGACCTGCCCTACAACGCGACGGCCGCCGCCGTGCAGGCCGCCCTCCAGGCGCTCCCCGGGATCGGCGCGGGGAACGTCACCGTGACCGGTTCCGCCGGCGGCCCGTACACCGTCACCTTCGCCGGCGCCCTGGCCGGCCAGAACGTGGCCCAGCTGTCCGCCACCGGTGACTTCATCGGCGGCACCGTCCCGAACGTGACCGTGGCGACGACCACGCCGGGCGTGGCCGGGGCGTTGCTGACGGTCAACGACGACACGACGGGCGCCATCGACCTGCGTGCCTTCGTGTTCGACGTCATCGCCGGCGGCGTTCACGACCGGTTCTACTGCGGGAAGGCCGAGGTCACCGCCCGCAAGAACCCGACGTACACCACCGCCGCGCTCACCGAGTACGGCATGACGATCACCGCCTACCCGTCGGACAGCACCGGCCTCGCCGTGCAGCGCATCTACACGGCCATCTCCTGATGACGCCGCTCGAGGCGGTCCAGGCCGACGCCGAATCCGGCCCCGACGGCGTCCCCGTCGTCCTCACCACCGAGACCGCCGCCGTCACGCTCACCGTCCCTCCTCCCGGTCGGTGGAAGTCCCGGGCGAACACGATGCTCCGCGAGGGCAACTTCGACGGCTGGGCTGAGATCACCCTCTCCGACGGCGACTGGGCTCGTTGGGTGGAGGCGGACCCGACGAATGACGACGTCGAGGCGTTCTTCGCCGGCTGGCAGGATGCCGCCGGGGAGACGGTGGGAAAATCGTCGAAGTCTCGGAGTGGCTCGAGGCCCACGCCGAGACGGTAGAAGCTGACCTGCAGCGCTGGTACGGGGTCGACCTTCGGGAACTGTTCCGGGGCCGGCTGTCGTACCGGCGGCTGTGGGTGCTCGTCACGAAACTCCCGGCCGATTCGTGGACTCAGACCGAGCTGCGTGACTCGGCGCCATCAGCGCTGGTCGAGGATGTGACAGCGCCGAAGTTCGGGCCATGGGCGTTGATCAACTATCAGCTGGCCCAGCTGCTCGACTCCGTCCACCGGCTGGAGTACGTCGAGGCGGTGGCCGGCGGCCTGGACCCCAAACCGGATCCGCCGAAGCCGGTGCCTAAGCCGGGCCCGTCAAACGTCCGACCGCTGCGGACTCCCGAAGAGGTCGCCTACCTGCAGGCGCTGCGAGCGAAGGGAGCGTGATGGCTGGCATTTCTGTTGGGTCGGTCAGCGTCACGGTGGTCCCGGACGCCAGCAACTTCGTTCCTCGCCTCCGTCAGGACACGACCGGGGTTTCAGCCGTCGGGGACGACATCGGCCGGACGATGGGCGACAAGATCGCCTCCCGGATCGGCTCCTCGATCGTCGATGGGGTGTCGTCGGGGGCGTCGAAGGCGACGGCGTCGGCCGCCGGCGGCGGCGATTCTGCTGGCGGCGCGTTCGCTGATGCCTTCAAGAAGCGGGTGGAGGCCGCCCTGGCGGCGCTGCCGGACGCCAAGATCGGGGCGGACGCCACCGACGCCGACCGAAAGCTGGCCGAGTTGCGGGCCCAACTCGAGGAGCTCTCCGGCAAGACGGTCGGCGTTGACCTGTCCGATGAGGACGCCAAGGCGAAGCTGGACTCTCTGAAGGCGTCGCTCGACGAGTTGGGTCACAAGTCGGAGTCGGTGTCGATCAAGGTGGACACGGCGGCGGCGTCGGCGGAGCTGGCGAAGTTCCGGGCGGAGCTCGACACGGCCACCGCCGGCGATGGTGGGTCGGCTGGTGGCGGGATCTTCGCGGCGATCCAGTCCGGGGCGAACGGAGCATCTGGGGCGGTCACGCCGATGGTGGCGGCGATCTCGATGCTGGCCCCGGCTTTGGTGCCGATCGGTGCTGCTGCTGCGGCGGGGTTGGGCGGGATCGCCACGATGGCCTTGGCCGGCGCCGCCGGGGTCGGGGTCCTGTACCTCGGCCTTTCCGATGTGGTGAAGGCCGTGTCGGCTGTTTCGGCGGCGCACCAGTCGGCAGCTGTCGATGCGGCCACTTCGGCCCAGGCGCAGTTGGCGGCGGCGAACCAGGTGAAGTCTGCCGAGGCGTCCCTGGCCAATGCCCGGGCATCGGCTGCTGACACCGCGGAGCGCTCGGCGCAGACGGTCAAGGCGGCCGAGCAGGGTGTCGCCGACGCGGTCCGTAAGGCCGCCCAGGATCAGATCACCGCCCAGGAGAACCTGGCGAACGCCGCTGCGGCGGTAGCCCAAGCCCGGGTGTCCAGCGCTCAGCAGGTGGCCACGGCCGAGCAGGCTCTCGACACGGCCGAGCAGTCGCTGACGAACGCCGTGTACACCGAGACCCAGGCGCAGCAGGCGTTGGTGACGGCCCGCCAGGCGGCGCAACGCCAACTGGAGTCCTACCAGCAGCAGATCGCCGACGGTGCGCTCACGCAACGCCAGGACCTTCTCAACGTCCAGACCACCAAGCAGGCCCTCGACGCCACCTTGGCGAACCCGGCGGCCACCCTGTTGCAGCGCGAGCAGGCGCAGCTGACCTACGACCAGGCCGTCCAGGCCTTGGCCGACCAGCAGCGGAACTACGACATCCTCAAGCAGGACGCGGCGGCGGCAGCGAAGGCCGGGGTCGATGGGGCCGCCAACGTCGTAGCCGCCCAACATCAGGTGGTCACCGCGACGCAGGGCGTCCAGACGGCCCAGCAGGGAGTGGCGAACGCTACGGCGGCGCTGGCCACCGCCCAGACCAACGCGGCGCGGGCGGTGGCCACGGCGTTGCAGCATCAGGGGGACGTGGAGCGCCAGGTCGCCCAGCAGCAGATCGCCGACCAGGAGGCGATCCAGAAGGCCCGGACGGCGGTGTCGAACGCTGTGGAGGCGCAGGCCACCGCTCAGCGTCAGGCGGCGTTCTCGGTCGCCCAGGCCCAGCAGTCGGTGACTGTGGCGTTGGAGGCACAGCACCACGCTGCGACCACGTTGTCGTCATCGCAGCAGGCGGCTAACTCGGCGCTTTCGCAGCTCACCCCGATCGGTCAGGGTCTCGTGGCCTTCATCGCCGGGACGTTGATGCCGGCCTTCAACGGGTTGAAAGGCGCAGCCGAGAACGGGCTCCTGCCGGGCATCCAGGCACTGCTTGTCGATCTGATGCCGGCGCTGCCGGCGCTGATCACCTTCGTCGGCGGTCTCGCCACGACGATGGGCGACCTGTTCGCCGGGATCGGCAAGGAACTGACCGACCCGTTCTGGACGAACTTCTTCGGCTGGCTGGCCGCTACAGCAGGGCCGACGCTCACCACGATGGCTCAGGTCGTCGGCGGGTTCGTGGAGGGCCTGGCCGGGATGATCCAGGCGATGTCGCCGCTCACGACCATGATCGGCAACGCCTTCGCTGGGATGGCCACTGGGTTCGCCAGCTTCGCTACTAACACCAAGCCCGGATCCCCGCTCGAGCAGTTCATTTCCTACGCCAAGGCGTCTCTGCCCGTCGTCGGATCGACTTTGGAGGCGCTCGGGAAAGCCTTCGGGCACATCATCGTCGCGGCCGCGCCCATCGGCCTCGTCGTACTCCGAATGCTGAGCGACCTGTCGAACGTGATCGCGGCCATCCCGACCCCGGTGCTCACGGTGCTCGTCGGTCTGATCACCGCTTCGGTCCCTGTGATCCTCGGGGTGGCCGCGGCGGTCAAGTTGTGGGCCATCGGCCAGGCGGTCCTCAACGCCGCCCTCGACGTCAACCCGATCGTGCTGATCGGTGTCGCCATCGTCGGGCTGGGTGTGGTGATCTACGAGCTCGTCACCCACTGGACCGAGGTATGGAACGACATCAAGCAGGTCACCTCGGATGCCTGGTCGGCTATCACCGGGTTCTTCTCGTCCGGGTGGGATTGGGTCAAGAACGTCTTCGAGAAGAACTGGCAGCTGATACTCGGGATCCTGACAGGTCCGATTGGCTTGGCGGTCGGCGAG